TCAAAGAGCAAGCGAAGAACTCAATAAAGTAAACAAAGAGTTTAGTGATATCCGCAGACAAAATCAAACGCTCAGTGATAAGTTGGGTAGACATGATCTAGGCAATCTGGCAGAGAATAAGCCAGGCCTAGTAGAGAGAATTATTACTGGAGCATCCACAAAAGCAGGTAGATGTTTCGAACTACTATCTGGTGCTGAACTAACAGATAAAGAAAAGGAGGCAAAAGATGGCAAATCATTCAATAGCGAATGTCCTTGGCTTTTTGATCGTTACGTCACTACTGATTAGTGGATGTACATCTATGCCTCAGAAGATTGAGGTTTCAGCAAAGCCAGTAGAAAAACCAAAATTAGTTTTACCAAGTGCAGATGAACTTAATCTCAGAGAGATTGAATGGGTTATTATTACTCCCGATAACTGGGAAGAGCAACTTGCAAAACTTAAATCAAGTGGGCGATCTATCGCATTTTTTGCTATTACGGATAAAGGGTACCAGGATCTAGGACTAAACTTTTCTGATCTACGTGCATATGTACAGCAACAAGACGCTATCATAGCCGCATATCAAGGATACTACAGAGCATCAGAAGATGCATTAGATGACGCAAACGGACAAATTGAAAGTGCTAAAGATCAGGTAGAAGAACAACAGCCTGAAGACGAAAGAACTCTTTGGGAGAAACTAAGAGGCAAATAAATTGAAGGAAGCTGATAGGGTAGAAGTTGATTATGTTGTTACCTATGAGCAAAGAAGTTTTCCAAAAGACATGCTACTAGTGTGTTCTATTGGACTAAATATTGGATTTTTATACGGAATAGTGTTTTTACTGTGAGGCAAACTTATGTCAAGATGGTGGAAAATTTGGAAATACGCTTTAGGATCGTTTAACGATGAGGACACCAGGCCCGTAGAAGATCAGATCACGATTATTAGAACTGTAATACTGCTACTCAACGTAGTAACCTGTTGCTTTATCATAGCATCAAACATAAAAAACTTATTTTAGTACTTGACATACACATGTAGTCCGTGTATAGTATACACAATGTAGAAAGGAAAACGTATGCGTGAAGGTTATTATGACTACATGCTTCGGCGAACCCGTGAAGAGGACGAGAAAATGAGTTACATCAAAGATAAGTACGTGATGGTAGATGCCATAGCAACGTATCGGATGAGATACGCAATTTCGATGGAAGAACTTCAAAAGCAAAATACCGAATCTGTAGTTGACCCGAAGTGGGCACTGGATTGTGTTACGTGCGAAGAAGTTGAAGAATTCTCTCAATTATATCTAGGCGAACAAATCATTGAGCATAGAATAGTTGATGAAGAAGAGATGTTAACGATGTTTGACAACGACAACGACTATCTTAAAGAATGGTCACGTGATCAGAAGATTGATCACATACGAAGGTCCCTTTCTGCTGATACAGAAACATAACGGAGAAAGGTATGATTGATATATACGGCTCATCAAATTGTATTTGGTGTTTAAAGGCAAAGCAACTATGTGAGACTATGGAACTAGAACACAACTACACGTTAGTTGATGAGATAGGATTCGATGAGTTCTCAAAGAAATTCCCTGGTGTGCAAACTGTCCCTCAAATAATGTGGGATGATGAACACGTCGGTGGATACCAGGAGTTCGCTGTGAAAGTGAATGAATATATAACTAAAGAAAGTGAGGAAAGTGATAATGACTAGATCAGAAATCTTGGAAAGCCTGAAGTCAGGCAAAGTCGACCTTGAGTTTATTAAGGCCGATGGCACTTTACGTAAGATGGTCGCTACTCTAAGCGATGACTTTATCGTATACGATAGCACGCCAACAAACTCAAAGAAGCAGAACGATCATGCTCTGCCTGTTTGGGATACTGATGCCAATGGATGGCGCTCATTCAGATGGGATAGCCTTAAGTTGGTTAACGGAGTAGAAATTCCTGTGGGAAGTTTACTGAGTGCCGCTTAACGTACTGGAAGACAGTTGCTCCGATTCTATAATTCGTCTTATTAAGAGGGATGTGAATCGGAGCATTCTTCCGCAGGTCAACTTCAACTCTATAGAAGACGGGAAATTAAATATATTAATACCCGATCTTTCTCCAGATCAAGTTGATCCAGCCAAGCTTGAGGGATATGACACAATCGTATTCCTCACGCACTGGCAACAACAAATGTATAATCTATTTCTTGAGGTTCCATATTCTAGTGGAATCGTAATGGGAGATGCGATAGATCCTCTCGCAGAACATGAAAAGCCAAGACTAAGCACCAATATTTTGTATGTGGGAGATATAGACAAGGGACTTGACATAGTTATAGCCTCGTTTAAAAAACTCACAAAGCGCAAATTTCCTGATGCTAGACTTATAGTATGCACTCAAAGAAGTAGTGGAGAAAATCTATCTCCAAAAGAAAATAAATTTATACAGTCAGAACTGGTTTCAAACACCAAGATCGATTGGTATCAGACTTGTGATGAAGATTTTCTGAAAGGTGTCTATTATAGAAGTCATATATTTGCATACCCTACGAATTATCCAGATGTCTCGTATACTCATTTAATACGAGCGATGTCTGCCTCTTGCTTTTGTTTGCACTCTTCTCATGGTTCATTACCAGAGACTTCACTAGGGTTAACATCGATGTATGGCTATAATGAGAACAAACTCCAACACTCTGATAAGTTCGCATCCGAACTTGAAGGAGCACTTAACATATATAAACATAAAGGATTCAGGGCATCGATGATGCGAAAGTTGCAAAAACAGAAGAGTTCTGTTGACAATGTGTATGACTGGAAAAAGAAATCCTACCAATGGAATGAATTTTTAATCAATCTCTTGAAAAATAATGGTTGACATTAGGTTTGAGTTGTGTTAATATACATTATAACTTGATGGAGTAGCAAATGGCTAAAGCAAAAACAAGATCACCTCGCAGAGGTAAGACCCAACGTTCTATCGAAGAGGGTCACATTGGTTATGAGACCGCAGAGTGGTCAGATGTTCCCGCAGATCAATATGAGAAAAAAATTATTGAGACTATGCGGCACTACGGTTACTTCTATGACAAGAAGACGTTTCAGTCTTGGATGCTTGCATGGATGAAAGAACATATGCCAGAAAGAGTAGAAGATTTCAAAGCCGCTGAAGCGTGGAGAAGCACTTCAACAACTTCAAGTCTATGTAAGATGGAAATGAATGGTTGCATTCTTCCTGATTCTAGTAAGTCGTTTCAGATGAAATCTATTGAAGAGGTCCTCGTTGTGGGTAAAGAGAATCGCCTCGCTAACGTTGAGTTAGATGATAACGATGAACCTGTCAAACCAGCAAAGCGCAAAACACCACAAGAGTTACTTGCCGAGAAGACTAGCGAGTTCATTGGCGAGATAGAAGGACATGTAGATGAATATACTGCAGGCGATCTCGACTCAAAGTGGTCTATCTATAATGAAATGAAGAAGCATAACACAGCCGCTCAGACTGCTAGAGATACGATCACGTTCTATGCTCCTGTTCAAGAAGAGTTGCGTGAGTTGATCGAAGACAAGACTGAGGACCTGGTAGAAGGCTACAGTCATATGACAGTTCGGGAGCAGAAAGCTTTCTACAAGTTCATCTCTGAAATTATCTCTGATTGTGATAAGTATATCATGAGCAAAAAGGCAACACGTAAGCCACGTGCTAAGAAGCCTACGCCAGCGAGTAAGCAGGTCGCTAAGGTACTATACCTCAAGGAGTCTGCTGAGTATAAGATTGCAAGTGTGCCACCAGAACAAATTGTTGGCGCTCAAGGAGTCTACCTCTTCAACACTAAGACACGTGTACTAAAGTATCTGCTGTCTGATCGAAGAGATGGCTTTACTGTCAAAGGCAGTACGATTGGTGGCTATGATCAAGCGGAATCGTTTAAGAAGATGCTACGAAAGCCAGAGGAGATGATTGAGATTATCGCTAAGGCTACTAAGTCTAAAGCAATGAAAGCACTCAAAGCCTTAAAGACCAAAGAGTCTACCACAGATGCACGTATCAATAGAGATACTGTTATACTAAAGATAATCAAATGACTAATGTAATTGATTTTACTATGCACTATAAGAAAAGGTCAGATGAAATATCTGAACTTAAACAAGATGTTGTAGACATGAATAGGCAAATTGCAATGAAATTTTCTGTTGATGTTGCACATGATGTAGTGGGTGCTATGACAGATTTGGGTTTCGATATTACTGAAGACCCAGAGACTGTACTAGATATAATGGTATTAATTGAATCTGTTCGTGCTTTAATATTCAGATCGATTGGACAAGAGTATCACTTTCAGAATGTTTCTGATAGGATATTTGCTGACTCTGATATGGATTGCGAACAGGCACTATCTGATTTCCTAGAAGAAATGTATAATGACGATGACGAATAAATATTTTACTTGACAAACCTACTTGTTTATGTTATATTAGACTAATGATAATATAAACTAGGAGAAAATTATGATACTGGTTGACTTAAACCAAGTTATGATTTCCAATATGATGATGCAGGTTGGAAATCACCAAAATGCTCAGATAGATGAGAACATGCTAAGGCATATGATACTCAACTCTCTGAGATTCAACAGACAAAAGTTTCATCGTGAATTCGGTGAACTTATAATCTGCGCTGATGATAAGAACTACTGGAGACGGCAAGTATACGCCTACTATAAAGCAGGTCGTAGAAAGCATCGTGAAGAGTCTGAGTTAGATTGGAATTCAATCTTTCAAGCACTCAATAAGATTCGTGATGAGTTGAAAGAGTTTTTCCCATACAGAGTAATTCAAATTGAAACTGCTGAAGCTGATGATATCATTGGTACTATTGTTCATGAAGAAGGTGAACAATTGAACACAGGTAGTAATCCAATACTGATTCTATCAGGTGACAAAGATTACATTCAGTTGCACAAGTATGCGAATGTTAAGCAATATGATCCTACACGTAAGCGTTGGATATCAAACTCTAATCCAGAGACATATTTGCATGAGCATATATTGAAAGGTGATAAGGGAGACGGTGTTCCCAATGTCTTATCTCCAGACAATACTTTCGTGATGAATATCAGGCAAAGACCAGTCACTAAGAAAAGACTGCTCGAATGGACTGATATAAATAATATGGATGAAGAAGTTAAGCGCAATTATATGAGAAACAAAGCAGTGATTGATCTGGGATTAGTTCCTGATAGAATCAAGGCTGAGATCATGGAAGAATATACGGCTGACAATCCTAAAGATAGAAGCCAATTGTTAAACTACTTCATTAAGAACAAACTTAGAAACTTAATGGAAAGCATATCGGAGTTTTAATATGACTACACTATCATTGGCAGAGATTACTGCTGGCGTTTGCGAATTGAAGGATACATCTGAACAAGTCGCATATTTACAAAAAAATAACAGTAAGGAACTACGTAACATCCTTATCTTGATGTATGACAAGCGATGGAGTTTTGCACTGCCATCTGAAGCACCACCTTATACGCCATCTGTGCATAGCGAAACGCATGGAATGTTGTATAGAGAGGCACGTAAGTTAGCATACTTTGTTAACGAAATGCCTGAAGGTGAAAACTTGACTCAAATAAAGAAGGAATCTTTATTCATTCAAATGCTTGAGACGGTTGATGCAGATGACGCAAAGTTATTGGTTCAAATGTTAGCGAAGAGACCATTCCCAGAATTGGCGCCTGAAACTATCAATGAAGCATTTGGTAATATTATTTCCGATTCGGTAGACATGCCACCAGCTAAGAAAAAGCGTGGACGTCCACCAAAGGCAAAAGTTGAGTAAACCAATAAAGTCACCAAGAATAGAAGTGAGTTATCACCTATGGCTAAGGGTAAGAAGTTCCGTGAATGGATTGAAGAGGAGTCTCTTAAGGATGAGGAAGACATGCGCTTTCGCAAGAAAGACTCCAAGCGATACGACAAACGTAGAGCAAGTATTCAAAAGGCAAGACGCCAAAAGAATAAGCAAAAGGATACTTTCTTCAGTTGACCCATTGACAACAGTTTGAAAATATGCTATACTAATGAAATAAAGAAAGTGAGAATTATAATATGAAGAAAGATGAAAAAATAATACTGGTCGACTGCGATGGAGTTCTGGTCGACTGGCTATATAGTTTTGCTATGTGGATGGAACAACATGGATATAAGCAATTAGCTAATCCAGATGAATGCTATGACATTCACACTACCTACGGAATCACTAGAGAGAAAGCTAAAGAACTCGTTAGGTACTTTAATCAAAGTGCCACCATGTGTTGTCTACCTCCCCTAAGAGATTCAGTCAAGTACGTTAAGAAAATCCATGAAGAACTTGGTTACGTGTTTCACTGCATTACCAGTCTTAGTCTTGATCAACACGCAGGTCAGCTAAGAAGGCTAAATCTTGAAAATCTGTTTGGCAAGACTGTCTTTGATAAAATAGTATGCTTAGACACTGGTGCTGACAAAGACGATGCACTCTTACCTTATCTCGACACTGGATGTATGTGGGTCGAAGATAAGCCACAGAACGCAGAATTAGGCGCTGAAATGGGGCTAAACGCTATTCTTATCAATCATACCTTTAGTAAAGACTATCACCACGATGAAGTTACGAAGGTAGATAATTGGAAAGAAATTTACGAAATGCTCGTTTGAGAGACACTATTCAGTATAAATATTGAATAGAAGGGTATACCATAAGGCAGTCAATCTGCCTTTTCTTATAATAATTTGGAGTACTTAATGCCTATATACACGTTTGAGAATACTAAAACGGGTGAGAATTTTGAGAAGATTATGAAGATGGATGAACGTGAAGTATACCTGTCTACTAATCCCCATATCAGACAAACAATCACCAAAGCACCTGCTATTGGTGATCCACATCGTATGGGAGTAATCAAGACTCCTGATAGTTTCAATTCACTTATGAAGAACATTCACAAGAATAGTCCGGGGTCTAAAATTCAAACTAGATAACCATAAGGATGTTTCATGCCTGCACAACAACAGCAACGACTAACCAAAAGGCAAAGACGAGTACTCAGACAACAAGGAATACTAGACCAAGACAATAACTTCTCACACGGCTTTTCAATAAGCAACGATATACGCCCAATGACAGATAATCAATCTGTAGCATTTGACGCTTGGGACAAGGGAGCAAATCTAATGCTTCATGGTATAGCAGGAACGGGAAAAACGTTTCTAGGTCTATACTTCTCTCTGACAGAAGTTATGTCAAAAAACACCCACTACAAAAAGGTATTCATCATTCGATCTGTAGTTCCTACAAGAGACATTGGTTTCTTGCCTGGTTCTCAGAAAGATAAGATGAAAGTATATGAGGCACCATATTATGATATTGCATCTAAGCTGTTTCAGCGAGGTGATGCATACGAGATCCTCAAGCAAAGAAATAATGTAGAATTCATTTCTACTTCATTCTTAAGAGGCTCGACATTTGATGACTGTATCATAATTGTAGATGAGGTACAGAACATGAGTGATCAAGAATTGCACACAGTAATGACACGTGTAGGAGAAAATTGTAGAATCATATTTTGCGGAGATGTTAAACAGGACGATTTAACCAGTGAGCGAAAGAAAGAAATGTCTGGGCTTAGATCCTTTATGAAAGTGATTAAAAAGATGAAAGAGTTCGATTTTGTCGAATTCGAAGCATCTGACATTGTTCGAAGCAGACTAGTTAAGTCCTATATCATAGAACGAGATAGACAAGGACTATAAATAGTATTATGAGCAATTACAAGCAACATATCAAAGAAATGACCGAACTCAATGCTGACGGCAACGAGAATCGTGGACGTGAGGGCGAAGAACTCTTAGTTGAGATCAGACCCGAATGTGTTGGAGAACTCGGTCAAATGGGATGGGACTTTGGGGAGGATCAAGACTTCCCCAATACCCAAGAACGAAAATTAAATAGAAAGCATATGCTGAGAGGGTAACATGGCAGTAGAGCAACCACGTATTAGAATTTTTCAATTATCGAACGGCAAGAAGGTTGCACATCAATTTGTGCAATCACAAGTTGACGCATTCTTAGCGGATAATTCTGGATCAACTTTAGTAAGGTAGTCTTATGACAGTTGCGCTTTTAGGAGCAAATTCGAATATAGCAAGCGATCAAGGCGGAGACGCATTCTTTGCTGGCAATACTGGTGTTGGCGAAGAGATCACTAGACTACCTCCCGTGTACGCAAACGATGGATATTCTGTAAACGTATCCTTCGAAGACATTGGAGGGACACCAGTGACTTCCGTGTCAGTTCCAAATAATGCAAATTTCAATTACTCTATTGGCACTGATAACGTGACCATCACTCAACAGAATGATCCGTTTAGTGTTTCATATCTTTGTCTTATGGACGATTACACAACTCAAACCTTTGCTACTGATACAGCCGCACTAGCGGCATCTGATCCTGCGTTACTCACGTTGATATCTCTAAGTATTCCAGATCCAGTGACTATCGAAGAATCTCACGTTTTTACCACATCTGATTCTCCAATCACACTAAATCAAGCAAATCACTTTAAAGCACAGAACTTCATAAGTATAGTGCAAGCATTATCGTAGGAATAAACATATGCCAATGGCAGCCAGACATTTAGATCCCATTTTAACAGGACATCCGTGTGATGTGAAGTCTACTATTGTGGCTACTTTGGCAACAGGCAAGGTAATCATTCAAGGGCAGCCAGCGGCTGTCACAGGAGATGCAATCGCACCTCATACTATTCTATCTGGATCCAGTTGTGTGCCGCACCCCGCAGTAACTGGCGCAGGATCCACTAAAGTTCGTTTCGGACCAGCATTACTACCCGCTAATAGAGTAGGAGATGTTGCCGATATGGGCGTGATCATAGGCGGGTCATCAAAAGTTATCATAGGAGGATAAAGTGTCTGATCAAAAAGCTGAGATGGTGTTTCAGCAGGTAATACAAGAACAACAAGGAGAATCCAAAAGAAGACAACAGGCTGAAGATCACTTCGTCAATTTTTTGGGGTACAATCGATCAGACGCTAGAACTTTATCTGAAGCTTTTATGAAAAAATATCAAAAAAAGACTTGACATTGTAATCTACCTGTAGTAGAATGGTAGTTCAATAGAGAGGAATTTTATGTTTAATCACGTTGATCATGGTCACGTTTTCGAAGAACTGTCTGCGGAAATCACTGACAAAGGTAGAATGTATACCACACCAAGTGGTCAGATTCTCCCATCCGTGACCACTGTTCTCGGCGTACAAGACAAATCAGGTCTTGATGCATGGAGAAAACGAGTAGGAGAAGAGGAAGCAAATAGAGTTATGGTTCAGGCTGGTGCAAGAGGTACTGCCGTCCACCAACTCGCAGAAGACTATGTGAATAACAAAGAAGATTGGAAAACTGGTGCAATGCCAGCTAATCTGTTCACATTTAATACAATCAAACCACTATTAGATCAGAGACTAGATAACGTCTGGATTCAAGAAGCACCGCTTTATAGCGAAAGGCTTTCTGTTGCTGGTCGAGTAGACTGTATCGCTGAGTGGGATGGTCAATTGTCGATAATCGACTATAAGACATCTAAGCGACCAAAGAAACTTGAGTACGTTCAAAGCTACTTCATCCAAGAAGCAGTGTATGCCGCTATGTTCTTTGAGAGAACTGGTGTTCCAATCAAACAGATCGTGACTGTGATTGCTGTCGATGACAACGACCCACAAGTCTACATTGAAAAGCCAATGGATCATCTCCATAAATTCATCGAACTGAGAAAAAAATTCAAATCTATTCATAATATCTAAAGAAAAGGGTTGACTTTGTGGTCAATCCTGCTATTATATAATTCTAACTTGTTTAGAGGGCGTAATATGATACCGATGAAAGAGAAATTTTTTGCTGAGGGTAATACACTTCCTCAGTGCGTGAATCCCGGCTGTACACGTAATGTACAGGTACGTGCGTGGGCTAACTGGTCATTCAAGACCGAATGCGGCACATGTTATAAAGCACGTGTGACTGGCAAAAGAGGTCCCGCAATGGAAGGGATAACCATTCATAAGAAAGATTACTGTGAGAACATAGATAATCACTTAGGTTGGAAGTGTCCAGTCAATCCTCTTGCTTGGCGTCAACTAGATATGCTGAATGCATTAGACCTCGAGCATTATGACGGTAATCACAATAACAATGATCCAAATAACGTCAAGACTATCTGCAAGTTGTGTCACGGTAAGAAGTCTATGATCTTCAACGATTTCAGCAACCAGAAATCATCAGCCAGAACATTTAGCGGAGTATAGTATGATTAGTGTATTGAAAGAAACAACTGACTGGGATATGCCTAAGGGCGAGTACCATGTCGATCAGAATGGTCATCTAGTGGCTTATCAAGCACCAGAAGCAGAACTGAAAGTATTCAGCGAGCCAATGAAGCTGTTTTCTAAGTCCAGAAGAAAGTTCAAAAAAGTTAGGGAATATGCAAATTAAAGGTTGACATTATGGCTCGACCTGCTATAATTGTAGTTCATTAGATAGAGAGATAGGCATGGCTTACTATACCCACACCAAAGACCCCATCGGATGCTTCACAGAGAAAGAGGTAGGCAACTATTTCGAATACAGCAACAACGATGATCCGTTTCATTGGTGTGAGGACTTCCCACACAAGATATGGGTAGGTGATGTTATTGGTCAAGGCTATCGCTACGGAATAGTCAAGAAGACAGTTGCCTATATTGCTGTAGACGAAGATGAGTTTGGCTTGCCTGTGCTAGAGAAATGGCAACTGAAGAAAAATATTGAATATTTTGTAAATTAAAGGTTGACATTGCCAGAGAACCTGCTATTATATAATAGTAAATGGAGATAAAAATGGATAAAAAAACGATACAAAAAATAGTCGAACTCTGGCAAGAGTACCAAGCGATCATGGCAAATGCATGGCCTGGTGACGAACAAGAAATTCTAGATCAAATTGAAGCTCTCGGCGGGCTACATATGGAGGACTATGCGAATGGCTGATTCAGTTGAAATGCTTGAAGTTTTGAAAGAAGACTATCTTGGAATGTCATTCAAGGTAGAATTTGATAAGTACATGCTTTCTGGCATTGCTGAAGGTTTAACGTTAACAGAGACCATGCGTTTCGTTGACTGGGAAGCCGCTTGTGATTGGGCAGGTAAAGTTACAATGAATACCAAATGTAACTATGTTGTCCTTGAGATGCGTAATCCTGTAACTGGTGAAGTGGAGAATTTTTAATGAAACTAGTAATCCAAACTCAACATCGTGAAAACTATGGCGCCCATGATTGGGACGGCAAGGGCGAATGTCCTCAGTACTGGAAGTTCAAGGGCGGTGAGACTTACGTTTTCGCTAACCTAATTCCTAATGATGTTACTCGCATCAAGGAATCTGGTATTCCAACCCTAACTCGATTGATCGAGAATAAGGATGAGTCCTTCGAGGAATATATCCTCGACTGGTCCTTCGAGGACAATGATGCAGTCGTTTGCGATGCTTGGGAAACGCCATGGCAACTAGAGTATATCAATGGCGAGTGGGTCGCTAGTCGCACTCAGCGTAGTGGCGAGTATTCTTCATGGAAGAAAGATATATCTGCTATTCACGAAATGTTTATCATGTCGCCAGGAGGAGTACGATCTGGCTATAAGAAGGAGATCGAAGTAG